TAAACAAGGTCTTTTTGCTTTAGGAGGTGCAATTTGAAAAAGGTTGCAATACTAGGAGCGGTAGTAGTATTACTTGGCTGTTCTGCAGCTACCGTGGCTGATGACCATAAATCATTAAGTACAATTGAAGATACAACAAAGCCAACGATTGAGACTATGTCTTTAATCATTGAAACAAGCAAGACACAAACAAGACTTGAGCAGGAAGCTGCTGAAGCATTACAAGAAAAAATAGACCTAGCTGAATACAACAAGTCGCTTTTAAAAAACAAACAAGCTCTAGGCAAAAGACTTGACCTACTTGAAAAGTATGTAGGAAAAACCTGGTATGTATTTAGTGGATCTTCTACGTCTGGATGGGACTGCTCAGGAATGACTAGGTGGTTTTATGAAGGTCTTGGAGTTGAGTTAGAGCATTCAGCTAGTAAGCAAGCCAAAAATGCTGGATTTTATGTAGATACCCCACAAATTGGAGACATTGTTGCTTTTAAGCACTTAAACTCTAAGAAGTATTACCATGTTGGAATTTATGCTGGTGATGGTATGGTAATTCATGCCAAGAAGCCAGGTACAAGAACAGAAAAGATTGAACTAACAGACGGATGGTTTTCTCAAAGTGAGATTTCCTTTATCAGAGTAATAGAAAATTAATTATGAAAACATATGCAATCATGGGAACTATAAGTCTTGTGGCTAGTCTAACTACCGCAAATGTGTCTCAAAGCGATGAGGATCATTTCTCAGCGACTCAGACACTTTTTGTGCCTAATTATGCCATTAGCTTTGATCGTGGCTCATATGAGCTTGTAGAGGCTAATTACGACAGGAAGACCCAGCTGTCTGATGATGAGCTTGACTCAATACTTAGACAGGCTGGTTTTTCTGGTAATGGCCTAAAGATGGCAAAAGCCATTGTCTTCTATGAATCTACTAATAGACCAATGGCACTAAACAAGTCTAGCAATTGCTATGGACTATTCCAGATTAATATGACTGGCTCAATGGGTCCTGATCGTAGAAAAAAGTATGGACTAAAGTCTAATGAAGATTTGTACAATCCACTAATTAGTGCTCAGATTGCGTATCAAATGTCAAATGGTGGAAAGAATTGGTCTGCCTGGTCTACCGAATACATGGCAAAGTCAAGTATTAACTAGACTTTTAATTTTGATGCTTACCCCAAAGACCAATAGGACATTCTGCATGTGGAAGCTTAGTTTTTAGATTCATGATGCACCCACACTTTTTGCACTGATTTGTTGGCTTAATTAGCTCTGGACAAGACTTGCATATAGAAAATCTATGTTCTGCAATACTAGCATCTACTTGCTGGATGGCTGGGTTTAGCATGTCCCAGGGACGTGTATCTCCAAGATTTTCTTTCCAAAGCTCCCACGCACTTTTTTTATCACTCATAAGTAAATTATACCATTTTCGTAAATTATTCTAGGTATGTACAACATTGCGAAGTTACTACGGTAGACCCATCTGAGTAATTTTGTGTGACGCTCTGCGTTCCACCACCATTTGCTAGACATACGCCACTAAACACTTGATTACATGGACCAAGAATTGGATCGCCAACAGGAGTTGGTGGGAAGGATGGTGGGAAGAATGGGAAGCTTGGATTAAATGTTGGCGGAGTTGGTGCGTTAACTGTAAAGTCTACAAACCCAGTGGCAATCTGGCTTCCACCTGCATTAATTCCAGAATAAGCAGTGACCGTATATCTATACTGAACTCCTGACAATGCCTCGAATGTTGTAGAAGTATTGTCTATTCCATTTAGTGTTTGTGGAGATTCTGCATTGTAAGTAGTTGTTGCCCTATAAGAAGCTGCTCCTGCTATCTGATTCCATGAAACTAGAACAGCTGGACCAGATTCCTGTGCAGACACTGTTAGGACTGGTGCACTACAAGAATTAGTAGTTACGGTTGCGGTATTTGATATACTCTCTCCAGTTCCATTTGGACCACTAAAAATAGTTATTTCATAAGAATAGCTGGTTCCACAAGTTAGTCCAGAGTTTGTAGTTGATGCCTGGGTAGTACTATTTATAACTCCCTCTGTCTGGAATCCATCACGAGTAATCCTCCACGATGCCTGACTAAAGTTGGCAATTGACCAGCTTAGTCCTACGGATGTTTCGCCAGTAGCTGTTGCTGTCAAGTATACTGCTGGAGTTGCTGGGAAGTCTGGGAAGAATGGAGGAATGCTAATCAGGTTATAAAGTCTAAACTGAACAGCTGTTTCGTAGTCAACCAAGGTATTTGAAACTGGACTTTGTTCAGCAACTAAATTATCCAAAGAACCATTAGTTGTGTCTACGTCTGAGCCCAGTGAGTAATTCAAACCACTAGACTCTAGCAAAGAAATAGCTGCAGATGAAGAAAGACCAGACAGGTCTGGGACCAAAACCATTCCCTTTGCAGATGCATAGTAACCAAATGCATTTACCATTGCATCACCTATGCCTTCAGATCACCGATCAAATGCCACTCGTCAGAGCCAATCTTTGTTAGCATTGCTCCAGAATACTGAACGGAAATTTTCTTATTATTGTTCTTACTTCTTATTGTTACCCCAGAGCCAGAGGCTGCAACTATGCTAACTTCTCCAGTTCCGTAACGCATAACCTCAAGTCTGGATCCAATTGGGAAAGCAGCAGATGCTTGTGCTGGAATAATCACCTCAAGATCTGACGAGCTATTAACGTTTATCAGTTTGTCAACGTCATTTAATGCAATCGTGTATGACAGCGTTTTTTCATTAATAACGACAGTACTATAGTTTACCCATGTACCACCAGAGTAATACTGAATCTGGTTTATAGTATTTCCTGTAGAGTCTTGCCTAATAAAAACAACGGTACCACTTGCAACTGGCGATGGAATCGCTGCATCACGAGCAGATGGATTTTGAAAATTATTAATACCACCTCGTGCAGCTAGAACCTCTTCAAAGGATACTGGTCCAGAAAAATCATGATCTCCAGTCCAGTCATAGTTTGCTGCTGTATTTACTGGAGAAGAAATGGGGTACCAGGTACCATCCTTATAAATATATGCTGGCTTTGGAGTATTGCTAATAGTCATTATGCACCAATCTCCCTCCAGCCAAGGTCTTCATCATAAACATGCATAGTTAATGGCGAAGAGTCTTTGTCTACCCAAAGCATTCCGCTTGAAAGATCTGTGGTTGGCTCACTATTTTGATAAATTACTGATGGAACAGTATAGTTGGTTGAAAGAACAGCGTCTGAATCGACCCAAATATATCCATCTGTTGCGTCTTCTGGCTCGTCAGGAGAATACTCCGAACCAAAGCCGATAGACTGTAGCTCTGCAACCCCATCATCAAGAGCTCTTAGGTGACCTGCTACCGAACTTACAGGAATCTCATCTGGATCAGTATTGGTTGAATCATATGACTCTGAACCGTAGTGGTATAGTCGGAGTGCAGCTTTGATGTCTGCAGCATCGTCATACCCTGGAATTTTTGTAGGGTAGAGAGATCCAATATTTTCAGAAGCCATTAATTATCACCAGTTCAAATTATACCACATTAATAAGCAAATGAACTGTTTTTTGACCTTCTGCTAATGCCCACTCAGATTCTGAATATTCAATAGCGTTAATAGATATTGGCAAAGACACTAAGCTATTGACAATCTCAATTTCAGAAACTGAGACTGCTAAAGAAATTGGAGATGTTCCAAGAACACTTGCCTGAACATTAAAGTCTTCAGCTGTATAGTTTCCAACAAGATCAGCTGGGACAATTGCTGCTACTGGAATATTTATGTCAATCTGACCATCTACAAAAGTTCTCACAACATTTTCAGAATAAATGTTTGGAGTAAGCTTAAATATTTTAGTCCACACTGGAGAGCCGTTATTTGGTCCAGCAATAAACTGATACATAAACTGATACTCATCATCAGATGGCTTAAGATTAATATATGAGTCATAAACTTGTGGAGTTTCTGGCAAAACTACGTCATCTGCATCTGGCTTACCCAATCCATAAAGAATAAGACTTCCACGATCACCCTGTGGTCCAAAGTCAACATCTACGCTAATTTCTGCTGGTCCACCAAGAACAGTTAGTTCGTCAGAAGATAGTAGGACTTCTGCCATTATGCTGCTCCAGAAACATCTGCTGTTACCGACACTGTTCCAGTAAGCAAAGTATATACAATTCCGTCAGCTGACTTAGCTACCTCAACGTCATATACATATGATGTTCCAGCTGTTAGTTGCCGACCTATGCCTGGGGGAATCCTACAACTAACAACGCTATCTACACTAATTGATGCCTGGCACTCATACTGAGTAGCACCAGCTCCTCTTGCAGTAGCAATGAAAAATTTAACAGAGTATCCAGATAGATCAAAGGTTGCCCCAACAGAATTTTTGGGGTAGATCTTAAAGTCGTAGGTGTCACCCTCGTAATAGCTAATGTTGTAAGTTCCTGGAAATGCCATAGCTATTATTATAGCATGCTAAGATACAGAAATTGACACAGATAATAGTTTTGCTATTGCATCCATATCAGACCTTAGCTGTGGAACTGCTCCATTAAGTCTATATGTTTCTTTTTCAATAAATACCTTGTGTGTTACAGATATTTCATATGAGTACTGATACTTCAAGACACCGACCAAAGACGTAACACCATCCTCTGCTCCTGGCAAGTATGTCCTACACCATAGTTCTGTGTTGTTTGAAAAAGTTTCTACTTCAAATATATATGTTATTTCTACCTGAGAGCCGACTTCTAAATTCTTGAAATTAAGCCTTTTTGTGTTTTCATTATAAAGACTAACTGAATTTCTTGGCAAATATTTTTCTATAGAATTTATATCAATAATCGAAAGCGAAACCCACCCATCCGCTCCACGAGTGGCACCTAGAGCAACCCCTTCTGGATATACAGAATAATATTTGGCCCAACCAGCATCTTGATTATAAACTGGTAAATAAGTTTTTCCATCCTGTCCATTTTTACCAGGCTTTCCTGACTCACCCTTTGGACCAGGATCTCCCTTTTCTCCACGCTCCCCTCTTTCGCCCCTGGGTCCTTGAGAACCTGGATCGCCTGCAGGTCCCTGAGGTCCTGGAACTGGGATATAGGATATTTGAGGATCTGATACTTGAGATTGCTGTGCAATTTGAGCATATCCAGCTTTTTTGCTAGACGGAAAGTCCATGCTTTTGCTGATTGACATTACTCTCCTACTTAGAAGTCTTAAAAGTTTTTCCCTTAATCTTTACTACTGGCGGTAAGTTAGGGGTATTATTAGAAATTTTTATAACTGGCATTATAGACTTCCTCCAGTAACATCACCAAGAACAGTTATGGTTCCAATAACTGGTGTCCAAATTGTATCGTCAATAGTTACCTGAAGGTCAAAAGCTAGCTCTGCAACTGTAGAGGAATATCCAGTACCCCAAAGAGATGTGATATCTGAGCATGCAGTAATGTCTACATAGCCATTTCCACTATCAGTTTCTAGCTCATCAAGAACATCGCCACGGAAGTCATAGGTAGTAGCAGCAAACTCCCAATCTGAAATATCAAAAGGAGTTACTTCATCATTTTCAAAGAATTCAATACGCAAGGATGAGGTATCACCTCTAACAACTTGCCATTTAATGTTGGCAGGGTTAGCACCAAAGATTTCAGGAGAACAAGACATAGATATATTATACAACCATAATAAATAAAAAAGCTAGTACCCAGGATGGTGGGTATGAGAGACTACCCTGAGCACTAGCATATAAAATTATATCAGAAAATAAATGTCAAGATAACAGAATTATAACAAGTCAAGTAAATAAAGGGTTGTTATAAGTAGTATATACAATTGTTACAAAAGTGTTATCAAAATAAGACTTGACAACGGTTCAAGGTTTGGTAGTATATATATTAATTAAATAAATATATCTAGCTAGAAATATATCTAGTTATTTAGGTATCTAAGTGCTTAGATATATTATATATATTATTTAGTAGAAGACAAGTGATCTATTAATGCATCAAACATCTTGTCAATTTTCTTTTCAAGCTTGTTATGCTGTGAATCCATTTTCTTTTCTAGCTCTTGCTGCTTTGCTTCCAGCCTTGTTATCTGATCTTTAATGCTTGATCCACTGTTTGGCTTTAGCTCTGCTTTAATTTCGTCGAAATAATGTCTTGTAAGCCAACGTACTCCCAATCCTGCTGATGTGATGATGGTAGTAATTCCTACAATAATACCGATCCAGGACTCTATTGACATAATACTACAATTATAGTTGCTTTTTTGATTTCTGATACAATATGTAGTATGTCTGTATACCATCTTCATATACCTAGGACCAGTGGTGTATTTGTAAGAGAGTTTGCAATAAATAAATCAGGGAAAAAAGTTTTTTCTGGTCACGTAAGACAATTTCCAGAATCATTCTATGATTACGATTTTATTAGTGGACATTTCGCTACCACTCCAATAAAATATGTAGACACTAACTTTGCAATTTTTAGAAATCCAGTAGATCTTACTTTTAGTTATATAAACTATATTCGTGATAAGTTTTACAGCGATCTGTCTCTTGAAGATCTAATTGAAAATTATTTAGTTACTAATAAAATAGAGAATTTTGTAAATATCAACTCAAAGTTTTTGACTGGACAAATTGATGTACCCAAATATAACAAAAATATAACAAATTTATTGCAAATGGCTGAAAATTGTTGGTTTGTAAAAAACTATGGTACTGAAATTGAGTCTATTGTAGATACTGTACAAAAAAATAAAACAATTCTTGTAGATTTTGACAATGAAGAAAAGTATTCTAGGGTAAGCGAGATCCTTGATATTGATTTAGATGGTTTTAAAATTAATGAATCTTCTATTATAGAACAGAATGTAATAGATAAATATAACAATTTGATAACAGAATTAAATATGTTGGATTTAGAGGTGTGGAATTATGCTAAAAAACAAACGTGATGACTGGTGCTTTGAAGAATTTGGCGAGGTGGCTATCGAATCCATATCCAAAGAGGTATTGTCTTATTACGATGAATGGCTAATAGATACAACTCGTCAAAATTCATATGAAACTCATAAAGATACTTTTGCTTTTGAGATAAGGTCCCTGGACTACTTCCACAGCTTTGGAACAGACGGTATTTGTGTAACTAAAAGAAATCTGTCATCAGACGCAGCCAGAAAAGAGTTCTTTGATATTGTTGGACATGTAGAGTCTTTGGCAGGTGGCAAGCTTATCCGTGCAGAGTTTATTAATATGAAGCCAAGAAGCAGGATAAGGACCCACAAAGATAGATCTGATGTCCTATATGTAGCTAGAAGATTCCATGTTCCAATTAAAACAAATTATCTTGTTACCTTTTCTTCTGGTGCAGAAGTTAGAAACCTAAAAACTGGAACATTGTATGAGCTTAACAACATAAAGTATCACAGTGTACAAAATGCTAGTGATGATAACAGAATTCACCTAATCCTTGATGTTCTGCCAAATGACTACCTGGAAGGAATAAGGTTTATAGATGAAACTGAATGATGGAAAGTACCTATGCCCATTCTGTGTGAGCAGCTGGGATTGCGATGGCCCACATATTAAAGAAGAAGATCTGGATAGCTTCTATGAGCGAGTAGCATATGTTAGAGAAGACCTCACGCTACTGGCACTTGAAGAAATAGACAAGTATGAGGCTTCGGCAAAAATAGATCTCTCGGTTTTAAAACGAGCGGTATTTGAGTCGCTCATAAAGCGTTCGATAAATTAGTTCGGCGGTATATAGAGATACCCTGCACCCTCCCCACGTCCCGTGCCCTATGTGCAAGTATCCTAAATATGCCAGGTATTGACAAATGTCTGATATTGACAAACCTCCCCTTATGATATAATATATCCATGGGAGACGTAACATTCTTTGATCTATTTGATCCAAACCAGCCTAGGTCTGATAAAGAGCTAATCGAATCCCGACTAGCAATATGCAATACATGCGAATGGTTTGACAAACGACTTGTCAAATGTCGCAAATGTGGTTGCTTTATGAAACTAAAGAGTACGCTTAAACAAGCGGAATGTCCGATGGGAAAATGGTAATGGAAAAGTATTTGATTGTAGCTAAGATGGTAGCTATCGCAGAAAAGAATAATCAGGAAGCTATGAAGAGTGCTGGAATGGATGATACAGCTATTATGGCTATGGCTGATCAGGTGAGACAGCAGTTGTTTAATATTCAGGAAGAGATCCTGGACCATCTGGTTGAAGAGAATATTGTTAGTATTATCGATTAGTCAGGATGACTTTTACGATTCAAGAAGACTTGATGCCCCCGAAAAATAGTTAGCAAACCATATGCAATTTAAATACCAGGCTAAACCAGATATCGCTTTAGACTTCTATAAAGAAAATGGACAAACCGTTACATTTGACATAGAGTTGTTTAATGCTATATTGGTTATTGAAGCTTCTGATGAAGATACCGCTGATAAAATCAGAATGACTATTACTGATATCAGGATGTGGGATAAGGTTTGATACCTGGCAAATCTGAAAAAATTTTCAAATTGACAAAAATCTGAATATTTTATAAAGATGTACGATGCAGCTCTAGGAATAATATTAGCCAAAGATTAGTCCGCACACTTTAAGTATCTCCAAGAAGATCCCCAAACCAGATCACCCGTACGACCTTGATAATAAAACATTGATAGTACCCGTACGACCTTAATGTTATAAATCTGTTACATACCCGTGCCATGTCTAAACTAAAAATGTCAGACCTACCCCATAGTATTTAGGTATACAAAGAAAAGGATAACAAATGCTAGTAACAATCAGAAACAACGACAACACCGAAACCACCTTTGGTTTTGACCCTGAGCACAAGGCTGAGGCTATTGGCTTCTACACTAAGTTGTATTGGAATAGTGCTATTCAGGGATACCGCATTCAGTTCGCTGATGGTTCTATCTTCAACATTGGAGCCAACTAATGGATACCGCTGAACTAGAATACCTAATTGGACTAATTGACATAATGCTAATGGATGAGGAGACAAACTAATGTTGGTAGAGATTCTACTGTGGCTAGCGTTCACCTTCTTTGGTCTAGCATTGTTTAGTAGTGGTAACTAATGTCTACCGTTGGCATATCCCTAGCAGGATCCGTATTCATTGGATACCTATACTACAAGATACTACTGGCAGGCATTCCAGTAACCATACCATTCATTAACGTTGTGATATCTCTATAGATACGGCGTGTCGCTTGACATCTACCCTGGAAAGGGGTCGAGCCAAAAATAACAAAATGATAACATTCTACGAAACACGCTAAAAAAGACCCATAAATGTCAGACCCCTATGGTTAGATAATAGTAGTTAGAAAGAAGGAATAAATGAGAAAGCCAAGAATGACTAAGACTGAGAGAGCCTTTTACTCAGCAACCCTACTCAGAATGAAGGCTGGGCTACCTGTTCACCCATCTATGCGTGGGCTATGGCTACGCCTACAAACCGAAAAGACATTCTAAAATGTCAGACCCTTCTGGCAAACTAAATAAGTAAACAAGTGGGAATGAGCCTCAGCAAATAATCCGAAAGGTGAGCCTGAGCAAATAAGTCCCCAATAGAAAGGATAGAAAATGGATACTCTCAGATACAAGCAGTTGGACTCTCTAAACCTAGTTGAGGTAAAGAAAGAGTTGGCATTCTTCTTGGAACACGCCCAGCGTGTGAATTGGGATGTGTCTGACGAAACTATCGGATACATGAACCGACTAGATAGCGTTATCAAAGCGTTATCTTAGATAGCGTGTCACAAACTAAAAATGTCAGACCTACCTATTAGTCTTTAGGTAGTTAGAAAGGATAAATAAATATGTTCAGAGTAACAACAAGTGGATACCTAGTAGAGTGTGACTCTTGCGGTAATGAGGAGATTGCTCCTAATCTCCGTATGGCTAAGTCAGCCTTTGATTTCCATGAGTGTTCAGATACCCCTAACAAGGTGTATGACTATACCCTAGTTGAGGCTAAAGACCCTATAGAGTTGGTCAAGCCTATGTTTAGTACTAACCCGTACTAGATGTAGGGGCTAGATCCTGGTCTACCCCTAGATTTAGGATCGAGCCTTTTGTTATCATCTTGTTACCTTACGTTACTTGACATTATTTTCCCAGTGTGTTAGGTTATACCTATAACGAAAGGGTATCGCATGCAAGACTGGAACTGCACCACCGAAGAGTTCTTCTCCTTTGAGGGGCTAGCTGCTGATGACAGCTGGCTAGAGGATAGCCCACCTAGCTTCTTTCAGGAGTGATGTTGGGCTCGAGGGCCCTAGATCTAGTATGTATACCATGTTAAGACACTACATATAGATCCCCCAGAATGTTTATAACAAAATGGTAACAAATAGTAACAAATGGGTGTTTTCATACCTAAAATGTCAGACCCCCGTGCTAGGTTTGTAGTAGTTAGAAAGAAAGGTATCCCAATGACCACCATGTATCGCAAGACCACCTGTAACGGCTGTGGAATGGCACAGACCACCAATGTCTCTTACCGCCTAGACAAGAAGTTGTGGGAGACTAGCCACACTCTTGAGGTGTGCCGTCAGCGTAAGACCCTACTATTTAGGGAACTAGACTTCTCCAAGTCTGGAGCAAGCCTAAGGGCAGAGGTCTTGCTACAAGGTCTGAACTAAAATGTCAGACCCCTATGGTAAATTCTAAGTAACTGAAAGGATAAATAATGAACCAAGTAACTGAGGTGGAAGTAACCACCAAGACCATTATCGCAAAACTAGGCAAGTTTCTAGGGCGTGACTTAGATGGTATGGAACAGGCTATTGTAGAGTATGCCGTAATCCAAATCAAACTAGACCTATTGGAGGTAAAGTAATGGACAGGTTTCGCAAACTAGACATTCTCTCACTCTCAGAGGTTGAGCGTGAAGTAGACATAATGATAGAAATTATTGGGGACAGGATTCCTGATAATGAGGAAATCAAACAAGTATCAGAGTTGATTAGCCTAGCCAAGTCACTAGGCACTAAGAGAAGTTGGTAATCATTCACCCTAGAGAATTGCCAGGCGTAAAGATAACATACCGCCAAAAAGGTAAAAGGATAAATGACAATTTTGTTTTTGCTCCCACTCACGCTTGTATGCTTTGTAAAGTAGGTGTCCAAGTCTGGAACGCAGATAGATTCTGGAAGAAGCATAATGCCTGTATTCCACTCACCAAACAGGAATGGGTTGGGCT